TCTGAGCAATCTTTGAGGGATTACCCTAAGTTAAAAGTAGCAGAAATTCCTGACACACCACCTGTTCAAGGTAATCCGGCTAACAACGACAATGAGGTGCCTGAATAATGGCAAACTATGGAGCCGCTGACGTATACGTTGTAGAACGTGACCTCAGCCAAGAGATCGAAGCAACCGCTACTAGCGTAGGCGCTAGCTTAGTTTACGCCGACAAAGGTGAAATAGGTAAGCCTATCCTTGTCACTTCTCCTCAAGATTATATTGATCGCTTCGGTACGCCTAAGCCTTCTAATGGTTATGGTGGTTACGCTGCCTTAGCGTTCCTTAATGTTAGCAACCAGCTTTACGTTTCGCGTGTTGTTGCAGGCAGCTACGCACATGCAGGTGTAAAAATTGGTGTTGCTGCAGGCGTGCCTACGGGAACAGGCCAAGGCGAAAAAGACCCCGAAGGTATTACCATGGCAGTTAGTGATGCTTTCTATATCTACCGTAGTGGCCCTGGCGAAGAAGGCGATAACTTCTCCGTTAGCATTGACTCCCAGAACATGAGCGTGCCTACTGGTGTAACTGCGACCGCTTCTACTTCAGGCGGTACGCTAGCTGCAGGTGCTAAGAATTACCGTGTAGTTGCTTTTAACTCTTTAGGAACTACCGCACTCAGCACCGCAGCGGCTGCTACTACTACTGGTTCTACGTCGTCTGTAACTATAAAATTTGGATGTGTTCCAGGTGCTGCAGGGTATAAGCTTTATGGTAGAGCAGGTACTGGGACTGACCAGCTGCTGGCAGTTATTTCCCAAGCAGATACCTCCACTATTAGCTACGTGGACACCGGAGCAGCCGCATACGATTCTTTAAACACCGCAGCAGGCATTACTGCCTACACTGCAACTGAAGAATTTACTGTTAACATTTTTGATAACAGTCAGTCCTTGTCGCAGCCTGTAGAATCTTGGAACGTTACGCTGGAACAATCTGTGGACGGCTTTGGGCAGCAACAGAAAATCGACGAAAAGATTAACGTCTATTCCAGATACGTTAAAGTCTACGTGAACGAACTGTACACAGGATCGTTAAACCTTCAGCCCATGGATAAGACCGACTTCTCTGGCGGCGCTAACGGCGACGTTTACTCCGGAACAGGCGGGCCTTTGCTATCTGATTCTGCCTACATCAATACCTGGAATCAGTATCTCGATAAGGAAAGCGTCACTGTTCGATTGCTTATTGAAGGCGGGCGTGGTTCTGCCGCAGTTCAACTCAATATGGACAACGTGGCCAAGAAGCGCCAAGATTGCGTGGCAATTCTTGACGTGCCTTCTTCTGCACAGGAAGCCACTCGCGCCGTTGACTACAGAAATTTAACGCTCAACCTTAACTCTAACCGTTCTACGCTGTATACGCCTGACGTTCAGATTCAAGACCCCTACAACGACCTTGTGCTTTACATTCCACCGTCTGGTTACATTGCATCTGTTTATGCTTACACTGATGCGGTAACCAATGCCTGGTGGGCACCTGCAGGTCTTAACCGGGGTCTGCTGAATGTGTTAGGCTTACGCTACAAATACGATGCAGGCCAGCGCGACATTCTGTCCAACGCTCGCATTAACTATATCCGCAACTTCCCTGGATTAGGTATTGCAGTCTGGGAAAGCTGGACACTACAGAGCAAACTGTCTGCATTTAGCTTCGTGAACGTGCGCCGTTTGTTTGACCTTATTGGTGTTTCCGTTTCGCGTGCCCTGCTGTTCTCTGAGTTTGAGCCTAATGACGATTTTGTTAAGCGTCAGGTGGTGAACCTTATTGCACAGTTCCTAGATACTATCCAGAACGCCCGCGGTATTAACCAATACCAGGTTGTTTGCGATAGCAGCAATAACACTGGGATAGACGCTGCTAAGGGTCAGTTGAACATTGACGTATACATTCAGCCTACGCTTCCGGTCAGAGTGATTCAGCTTAAACTTATTGCTACCAAGCAAGGCGTTTCGGTCGCTGAATTTATCGGACAAGCCGCTTAATTAAGAGGAAAATAAATCATGGCAAAACCAGGTTTAGCGGATCTCCGGTCGCTTCCAGATCCCTTACAAACACAAAACTTTGCACTTTTCGTTAACGTACCTAGTCCTAATGGTAACGCTCGTCGCCTTACTTTGCAGTGCCAGAGCGTGCCTCTGTCTGGCATTAGCAACGACCAGCTAACTGTAGGCCTGCACGGCGTTGAAGCAATGTACCAAGGTCGTCCTATGTACGAAAAAACCTTGTCTACTAGCTTCGTTGAAACCCGTGACATGGTTATTCGTAATACCATACGTAACTGGATTGAGTATGCGCGTAACGCTAGAAACAATACCGGTGCTTACAAGGCAGAGTACGAATCTACAGGCGATCTAGTGTTGTACGACGACCGTTATCGTCCTATCAAAACCGTTCGCCACTTTGGTTTCTACCCTAACAACCTGTCTGAGCTTTCTTTAGATGGTTCTTCGTCAGGTGTAGCTATTATCCAAGTTACCTGGCTATACGATTTTACGGTGGACGCCTAACTTTGGCATAAGGTAAGTGGGCGTCTGTTCACTTACCTTTTTGTCTTTTTACTGTAAAGTAGGAGTGATAACATGTCAAAACTACCTACACTAGTTAAAGCGTTTCTCGGTGAGAAAATTAGGGTAGACTCTAATGAGAACGCACAACCTACAATAACTGGCGCTGACGGAATAAGTGATGTTCCTCCAGTTTCCTCTACTGCCGCATTTGAAGGCGTTGGGGGCAGTGTCAATCAGCGTTCTGGCACTACTTCTTCAGGCGACCCCGTTTCAGGTGTACAAGCTGTTGGCGCCGTTACAGTAGGCGCTGCTGCTGGCGGTTTAATGCAAAGCGGGGCTTTAGGGGACTCTGACTCTACTAAAGAAACTATAAAAGCCGTAGGACAAGAGATACTGCAAAATTATGGAATTTCTTCCAGGACAGCTAATGATATAGTTGAAGCTGCCTCTGGAAATAAGAATGCCCAAGTAGATTTAGGTATCCAAGCCGTTAGCGCTTTAAGTAAGGGCTTTATAACGGAAGATGCAGGAAGAACCGTAGTAGGAGCTTTAGAGGGAGACAAAGCTGCCCAACAGAAGCTAGTGCTTAAGGCAGTTGACGTTCTAAGTAATAACCCTACCGCAGCCCCCGTAATTAAGGCAGCAGGCGAACTAGGTCAAAAAGCTATTGATACCATACTCCCAAGAGGTTCTCCTCTTCGTGGGGTAGTATCTGACTTCTTAGGAAAAGAGTACAACAAGTTAGCTAACAATGCGCCTTTAGATAACGCTCCTCCTAGAATAGCTGCATCTACAGGAGTCTCGCGCCTACAGAAACTTAGGCAGCGAAGGGATCCACTACTAAATTTTGATTGGAAAGTTGAGCTTCCAGATATAGGCAACGCGGGCGTAAATGTTACAGGTGACACCTTTAATTTTTACGCTGAAGAAGTTACTATAGCTCTTCCGTATTACCAATCTAACGACGTGTTCCGTTGTGGCTCCCGAAAAAATTATCCTGGATTTTCGGATGTTGGTTCTATTACTGTTACTCTGTATGAAGATAATCAGATGACAGCCTCAGCGTACCTTAATCACTGGCATTCTTTAATACAAAATAAGGCAGGCGCTTACTATAACTTGCCTAGTGTCTACAAGAAAACCTTCTACGTTTATTGCTATGACGTTAAGGGGAACACTGTGGGATTGTTTAAAGTAACCGATGCCTGGCCACTACAGCGAGGTAACTATAGCTTGCAATCTTCCTCCTCTGATCGTGTAATACTCTCCGCAGAATTTGCAACGGATGGTATCTTCTTCCAAAGAGTAGAGAACGGCGCTCCGGTAGAACAAGCTGTGCCTGTGTCTTCCCTAGCAAAAGCAGATTATTCGGGCAAAATAAGCAGTATGCTACAATCGGTTGGCCTTAGTAGTAAAATCGCAGGCCCCGTGTCCAAAGTAGCTAATTCTTTTATACCAACGTAGTAAACTTGTTATTTAATCGAGGTCACGTATGAGTGAAGACAAAGATTTGAAACCGTCTCTTGAGGAAGCCCCAGAATTTCCACACGGAGGGCACCAGCTAACACCAGTAGAAGCTAAGCTGGAAGAGGCTGCAAGAATAAAGCCTCAAGTGACCATCATTGACGAAAACGGCGCTACCAATGTAACTGGTAGAAAAATCGTTTCTCAGGAGCAAATAGAAAAACGGTTTAGTGATGATTCTGCACCATACTCCGAAAAGAATCCAGAGTTTGTTAACATCGCTGGAGACATTCCTTCAAGCATGGCATTCTACCCAGGGAATAGCCTTTGCATCCGCACTTTCAAATCCTCGCATATTATTAAGCTAATCGACGGTATGGAGCTAGAAGACCTAGGTGTAATAGTAGATACCGTATCTGCTGTTTTAGAGCCTAGCTTCTCTGCCTTAGACCTAACCCCAGAAGATTTTTTCTACTGCCTTTATTGGCTGAAAATCAATAGCTTCAAGAAACACCCTTACGAAATAGAGTTTATCTGCACGAATGTAAAACACCATGAAGACGTTCTAACTAAGAAACTTCCTCAGGAAACTTTGCGTAATAAAACCTTAGTAAAGCAAGTAGGCCAACTTACTATTGACAAAATAACTGAAAATAGTCTTGCGGTAAGCACCAAACTTCTCCAAGAGATAAAGGAAAATTATGGGGTTGACGTTTTCGCCATGCGTATGCGCGACTACGTAGACTTGCAAGGGTATTTGAAGCGCTCTGCAATGTTCGCTGTGAAAATAGCGGAGTTTGAGGAAGCCGGAACGTTTGATTCTCCTGAGCTGGAAGAACTAAAAGCCAAAAAGAGAGAGCTGGATGCAATGTACGCGATGAAAGACTACGCTCCGTATATTTGCTTGCCCGACCCTAAAGCAACAATAGCAGACAAGATCAATTACTTGAATAGCCTTGACCTTGATCCAGATTTCTTCATTGACTTGGACGCTTTTATCCAGTCGCTCGCCCATGGTGTAAGAGAAACCGCAGTGGTTCACTGCCAGGAGTGCAAGGCTAAGGTAGAGGTTCCAGTCTCTATCGAAGCCTTGCATTTCTTTCCCGAAATTATCCGAAGGAGATTTGCTCAATAGGCTGTCAAACTATCATATATGGACACACATTGACCTGTACGAAAACTACGACTACAGGCAAATTGTCCATCTGACAGACTTGTTACAAGCAGACCTTCGGGAGAAAGGACTAATTAAGTGAGGTAAGTATGGCAAACTCAGGACGCAAGGCTAGTAAAATGCTCCAAGAGTTTATGAAAACTGCCGTAAAAGCTAAAGCCGACTTCAAGAAAACAGGCTCGGATTCAAAGGCTTCAAATGCAGCCTTTGAATCTGTTATTGACAAGTTAGAGAACCTTTTTTCTACTATGGAAAAAGGTCAAGAGGGCAACCGCTCTAACTTAGAAAAAAGCCAGATGAAAGACCTTACGCATGTTACTGCCTCACTGCTAGCTATTCTTAGGTCTAAAGATAAATCTATAAACTCCTTACAGGATACTTTAGCTAACTTCCAAGAAAGTACGCTACGACTAGCTGAAACTTTAGGCGGGGAAAACCGAATAGAGGATACTAAAAACATTAACGCTAGGATGCTTAAGGAAGTCCAAGCAGGCCTAACTTCTGATATTGCCGAGGCTTTCGCAAAGTCGCAAGGCAAAATAGAAAAAGCCTCTAAAGTTGCCTCTAAGTCAGGCTTATACGGAACTATAGCTGACGCTTTTGCTGGAGGCATCTTCGGTCCCGCAGGGAAAGATATATCAGAAATGTTCGGCCTTGAGGATAGGGTCGAAAAGATGTTTACTAAGACAGCTGGTCACTGGAGTAGAAAAAAGAGGAGGGCAGGTGCTGCTGGTGTACAAGGGTTATCCGCAACGGCTGCTACGGGAACCGACGCTTTGTCTAACAAGCAAGCCCGAACAGATGCGGCGCTAGCAGCAGACGCTAACGCTGACTTCATGCGGAATAGTCTAGAATCCAATAAAGATGTTGTAAGGGAATTAAAAGGTATAAAGTCCGGCTTCAGTGTAGGCGGAATGATGGGGTCTTTGTTTAAGATGTTCTTAGGCGGAGGCTCTACTATCGTAAGGGTACTAGGTGCAATTGCATCTGGTATCATGGGTTTAATGGGCTTGAAATCTTTGCTACCTGGAGGTATGCCGGACATAGATGTAGACTTGCCTGGAGGTGGAGATGGTGACATAGGTCCTGATGGTAAGCCTAAACCTAAGCCGAAGCCGAAGCCGAAGGGGGGTAGGCTCAAAAACATTCTTAAAGGCGCTAAGGGTCTTGGAGGGCGGGCTCTTTCTATGGGGGGCCGTGCACTTCCTTGGTTAGGCCGAGCTGGTATGGGGTTGCTCTCATCACCCGCTGCGGCAGTAGCAGGTGCAGGCGCTACTGGGTACGCTGTAGGCACCGAACTAAACAATCAGTTTGATCTATCTACAAAGCTTGTTGACGGCGTAATGGCTGCTCAATCTGGCGTTAGCAGTGCTTGGGACAAAGCCAAAACCTTTATGTCAGGCGGCGAGTCTGTATCTGATATTCTTAAGAAAGCTGCTGACAGGACAGGTGTGGATTATGGAATTCTCATGTCTGTGGCAAAACAAGAATCTGGCTTTAATCCTAACGCAAAGGCGGGGGGCAAATCCTCTGCTAAAGGCCTATTTCAATTCGTAGATAAGACCTGGGCCGGCATGGTAAAACAGTACGGTGCGGCTTATGGCATCGGAATCGGAGACGTGATGGACCCTCTAGCTAACGCTACAATGGGCGCACTCTACCTTAAAGATAATATGAGGATACTAAAAAATGCAAAGGTTCCCATTAACGGAACGTCTTTGTACGCCGCGCACTTTATGGGGCCTTACGCGGCAGCAAAATTATTTAGCGCAGACCCTTCGGCTGAAATAACTTCTGTCAAAGGAATTCCTGGCCTTTCTGACCCTACTAATTCTAACATATATTATAGGGACGGTAAGAAAATGTCGCAACCTAAGACTGTTGCTGAGGTGCAGCAGACCTTATTCGATAAAGTAGGAAAAAGCGCAGACGCTTTTGCAGCGCACGCCAACGCCCAAGGCTCTTCTGTGGCTCCGCCTACAGTTGCGAGGTCCAAAGGCGGCGACAACATTCCTCAAACCATTGCTGCTCCTCAAGGTTCTTCTGGGCCTGTTTCCTCCAGTAATACTGGAGCTAATGGTGCGCCTGCTGCTACCATTGATGAAATACCTATGTTTGTTAATGATATGGGCCTAGTACTAACCACAGCTGGCGCTATTCTTTAAGAGGTGAAACATGGTAGGAAAATTATCAGATTTCGCTAATACCTTCGTGCCTACTATTAAAGAAGGCCAAGGCCCTAGCACTAGGTCCTACACACCTATAAGTGCGCCTGCAGGCACCGCAGAAGCTGCCCAGCAAGGGGCAGTTGCTAAGTCTGAGGCTACTTTTCGAGAATCTCTCCAGCATAAATACCAGATACATATAGCATCTATAACATCAAACGTAGAGAATCCAGTTATTTCGGTAACTGGTTTTCTTCCTGAAGACATAAGCATAGATATTAGTGCCGAGTACACTCCCGCCTTTGGCGAAGGCTTGTTCGACCCTAGCGCAGGGTTAGTCCAAAAGGCAGTTCGACTTGCAGGCTTCTCCGGTATATCTCAAGAAATGTCTGTAAAAATATGGGAGTCTACTCAAGGCATAAACATATCCATACCTATTACATTTGTTGCTGGTGAAATTATAGGCGGTAAACCTGTAAACAACATTATGGATCCTATAATGGATCTAATGAGTCTGTGCACACCTAGTAAAACTAAGGGTGACTGGTTCTTAACCCCGCCCGGGCCTACAGTGGTAGCCGATTTTGCTATGATCGGTAGGGTTCTTAAAGACTCTGCCGCACTTAGCGCTTCCTTCGCGTCAGAGGTTGTAGAGGAAATTCCTGTAGTAGGTAGTGTTGTGACAGCATTAAAAGCCGCCGCAACAGGAGCCGTAGACGTTGTTAACAAAACTACAGGCGTAGATTTAAGTACGTACAACCTAGAAGGCGTAACTAAACAGGTAGACGACCTTAAGAAGTCGTGGGCTGGCTTGGACTTCAGCCAAGTGTTAAGGTTTAACAGTAAAATTTCCGTATTCATCGGTGACTTTCTCCACTTCGACAACGTTGTGGTTAACAGCGTTAGCCAGAATTACCAGATGATACTGGACGAAGTAGGTAACCCTATGCAGGCCACAGTAACGTTTAACTTTACTACAATGCTGTCGCCTACTATACAGGATTTGCGTAAGATATTCCTGCACCACTCTAAGAGAGGGGCCGCACAGAAATGACTTCACAATATGAGAGAACAGAATACATTCCTATAAAAGCCTTGTCCGCTGGCATTTCTAGGGAACCTAAGTTGTATCTAGATTACCTAAATGCAAAGTACTTGCCTATTGTGCAGCAAATAGGCATCTACACTGAGTACCAAGTAACTTCGTCTATGGAGGCTCGGTTAGATTTAATAAGCAACCTATTTTACCAGACACCTACTCTGTGGTGGTTTATAGGTATGTACAATGGCATAACTAACCCTATATTTGAGGTTACTACAGGAAGAAAATTAAAAATTCCTGACAGAAATAGCTTGGATTCTGTGCTGCAAGTTGCCGTAGAGCCTAGCTCGAACAAAGGCGTAGTGGAGTTACAATAATGCTTCGTGTGTCTGATAGATTCTATATTTCCGTTAAGATAGACGGGAAAGAGCTACCGTTAGAAAAGCTGGCGTTTAGGTCTTTTCAGGCGCATAGCAGCGTAAACTTTTACCAGCCAATGGCAAACCTTTCTGTTGTAGATAACCAAAGATACTTCGACACTAACCCAGTAGGCGATGGCGTTAAGTTTGAAGTGTATACAGGAACTACGAAAGACATAGCAAAAGCCAAAATATATAAGTTTAGGCACTTTAAAACAGACAAGTCTCCTATTGGCGGCAACATACAGGCTTACAACTTTCGCCTAGTTTTTGACGCCCCTCGTTTCCTAAATGAAAATCTGGTAAGTTCCATAAAAGGCACCTCAAGCGAAGTAATTAAAAAACTCGCCGCACAAGTTCCTATAAACAAAGTTGTTGCCGACCCTAGTTCTGACTCTATGTCTTGGCTGCCTTTCGGAATGAAGCGGTGCGAGTTTGCTAGGCAGGTATGTAATCACGCTTACGCTAACGCTTCAAGTTGCTTTATGTTAGGCATTCGCCTCGACGGCTCCTTGCACTTCAGAAATGTTTCCACAATTGATTTGTCAAAGTCCAACACCTTGATGGTTAGAGGTACGTCTAAGCTAAGTGATTCTATTAAAATAATAGGGTACCGAGAAGTAGCCGCATCCGGATTATCTAATCTTGTTACAGGCTACAAGATGGAAACAATAGAACAAGGTACTGGCGAAGATAAGTCTTACACTAAAGTGTCTGCACCTACTACATCGCCTAGTGTTCTGATAAATTCAAACATTAGCTTAGGGATAGAAGGCTCTAAAATAGTAAACACGCCTATAGCAAGTTCTAACACACACCCTAACTACCAGAATGCGTTACACCAGAACAAGCGCATACGAAATACCTTTATGCTATCCACTTTCGTTGCTACTGACCACATGACTGATCTTGACCTGTTTGATACAGCAAAATTCATGCTAGTGGAGCAAGGCCAAGGCAAAACCCAATTAAATGAAAAAATCTCCGGCTCCTACCTAATTGTAGCTAAGACTATA